ATGATATACCAAATCTCGTACTATTTGATATTTTAAATTTAGGTAAACCTTCTTATGGCAAGTTTAACACGCCAACATTTATAGGTTATGGTTCTTTAGTTTCAAAACCGTACTTCCCAGGCGCACACGCGTACAGGATAACTCCTAAAGGAGCAGCAGATTTAATTAACGAAGCGCAGTTTAGCGCTGGACCAACTGACATATACATACATTCTAGTAAGTTTACATTAGGCGAGTTTTATCCATGGGTAGCTGAAGCAAGAGATAGTTTCACTACTATACAAAGAAAAGAAGGTTGTTACGCAAAACATAATTATGGTGAGACATATGAAATCTTATGATGAAGCTTTCGTAACAGGTTGTGATGAAAATCATGAGTGGATGCTTGAGTGGTTTTTTAAAAATTATAAAAAACACATGAAAGATGTTCCACTTGTATTTGCTAATTTTGGTTTAACACCAGATGGACTAAAAAAAGTTCGTGAAAACGTACATGCAGTAATGAACCTAAAACCGTTTGATGAAGAAGGCTGGTTTAAGAAGCCAATGTCCATGATAAAATGTCCTTCTAAAAAGACAATATGGATTGACTTAGATTGCGAGATAAGAGATGATATAAGTAATTTATTTAATATGTTAAAACCAAACATGTTAAACATGGTAGAAGATAAACCTTGGACGATGAGAGGTCAAGAATTATGGCACAATTCTGGAGTTGTTGGATTCATAGACAAACCTACAATATTGTATGATTGGGCTAAAGCAATAAGAGATAATCCAGTTCAAGGAGATCAAGAAGTATTACATTTGTTACTTAACCCCATAACAAAGATTAAATATATAAATGATATACCAAACGAATATAATGTGTTAAGGTTACAAGTTGAGACAGACGGATATGCAGGAGCAATAAAGGTCATGCATTGGACAGGACAAAAAGGAAAGAATAAGATAAGGTCGATGTTATGAAAAGAGTCGTGCACTTAGTTGGAAACGGAGATAACGCTTCTTTATTTTTTAAAGAACCTAGACCAGGGATGAAGCTAACTTGCAATCTTCCACCTTTTAATGTTGCCGGAACTTATGCCTCGGTCATAGTTGATTTTAAGATGATGAAAGCAATGCAAGAAGGATCTATACAAGTCCCAGGAGAATGGATACTTGGAATGAGACCTAAGATACACATGGAAAAAAATGCCACTTTCTACTTGCGGCATTCTCATCAGGTAAAAGAATTTTATACTGTTCTTCCAAAGTATGTAGCAAACTATACTGACTTTAATTGTGGTCATATGGCCTGTCATTACGCAGCAAATAAAGTTAAAGCAGACGAAATACATCTTTATGGATTTGATTCTATATTTGATTTTAATCTAAGAAGTTGTTCTGATTTTTATCTTGGTTCAGACAGAGGTAATCAAAACAATAATAGACTAGCAAATAACTGGAGACCAGTATGGGAAAATATGTTTAATGAGTTTCCAAACACAACTTTTTTCCTTCATCATATACACGATGCCATTAAAATAAATAAAGGTAATAACGTTAAGATAATTACATATGATTCCAAAGCAGTAGTACCACAAAACATATAATTAACATGTTAAGTGTAAAGTCCTTTACATTTGCATAGATGTGTGGTATAATAGAACTATAATTGAAAAGGAGTCAAAATATGGCTAAGAAAAAATCTAACGTAATCGATTTTAAAAAAGCAGCCGCTAAAAAATTTAACGAAGAAAACGAAATAGTATTTACTATCGAAGGCGAAGATTATCAGCTCGGTGAAATGGTTCATCAGGCTCATAATGATAATGGTATGGAATTTGTATTTAAGTTGGAGGAATTTGACGATGATAGCGACGAAACCATTCACTGAACTAGATCTACTAAAAAAGCAATTAGCAGAAGAAACTAAAGAAAAGTACGCTTTGTATAAGAGAATCAAAGAACTTAATGAAGAACTTCGTGCTTTAAAAAATAAAAGTCCAGAATTATCATCTGATTCTGGACCAAACGAGATACAGAGAAATAGAACATGATTAACATGTTAAGTGAAAAAATTCAAATAAGTGAAAAAAAACGTTTACAAACGCAAAAAAGTATGGTATAATATATCTATAAAATGGAAAAAGAAATGATAAAAAGAATAGGAGAAAATCAAAATGACATAGCTACAAGTAACCGACAGGGTGTTGTGATGGACAATGAGATAACGAGAAGCACACCGGGATTTACAGGTTTGGTACCACCCAGGGAATCAGCGTCGGAATGTAAAACGTATCCCACCTTATCATGGGGCCGATTGGTCGGTAAGGTGGATGTCTTGACAACGGCCCCAAAGAATTTGGAGATGGCTAATGCCTAGTCCATCCGAACTTCAATCAATGCTTCCACTATTATTACAACTCCTCTTCTTCGCGGTAGCTGGAGCATTGATTGTCGGTACATTCGTTTCTATTATTGGTTTCATGTTTAGACATGCATTGATAATAATTATTTTAATAATTTTAACTTTTTTCCTTTACAATTATGAAAAAATGTGGTAGAATATAAGTATAATAAAAAAAGGACTATATTATGACAATGCACTTAATGCCAATATATTATAACAATAATAACAGTAAAAAAAGAAAACAAGCTTTTAAAAAGCCTGGGTGGCAAAAAGCTCAAGCCGAGCACGATGCATGGCTTATGAAACGTGGTGTACACCCGTCACAACTTAAAAATAAAACAAAGAATGCAGGAATCAAGGCTCCTAACTACAAGGAGCATTCACGAGCTCTACCAACTAGTGACTACACAGGTCCTATCGTTGGTAAGTCCAAACAAAACACTTACACTGGTACTTTTATCACTGGCATCGCCACCATGCACAAGTCGAATATGGTACCTGTAAGTAAAAATGCTGACGCAAAAGAATATGCAACGATGAGACGTAATTAACATGTTAAGTGAAAACTTGTTTACAAATGCAAAAAAGTATGATAGAATATAAGTATAATAAAAATTTAGGAGTTGAAATGTATAATTATAATAAAATCATCGATCAGTTAGAAGCAATGTCGCCAGCTCACCAAGATGAGTTTGCTCAAAAGTTATTAGAAAGAAATAGCGGTTTAGCAGCTGCTATATCTACTAAGATTAATATTGCTCATCAGGATAAGTATTATACTGATACTGAAGCAATGGAACAATCATTTAAGTCAAGAGGTCTTGCTTAATGAAAAATCCTATAGCAAAATATTTAATGTGTGCTTATGCATATTATGAGTTAGATAAGCCACTTATCTCAGATACAGAGTTTGACATGTTAGCAAAAGAGATACTCGATAACTGGGATAACATCGAGCATATGCACAAATACTTATTAACAAAAGACATGTTAGTAGCAGGTACGTATTTAGGAGAGTACCCTAACATGGTAAAAGGCGCAGTCGGAAATTATATGAAGGAGTTGAATAATGGGATTAACCGCACTTAAAGGCAAAAAGTCTAAAAAGAAAACAATCAGATCTAAAGCACGTACTGGCTTAGCTGGTGTACCAGTTGAAAAAGGTTTTGACGCAGTCAAAGAATATTTTCATTTAGAAGTAGATAAAAAAGACTGTATCAGTCAAGTTAAAGCATGGGTTAAGAAAAACTTTCCTCAACCAGCAAAGTATATCTTAAGTCATCCAGAATGGAAGTTTAATATGACTCATCACGCAGCTACTGCATTCTGGTACAACAACGATCTATATAAAAATAATGATCTTGGTAGAGATAAAGCCAAAGAATTTTTAAATGGACTATTTGATTATATCATACCTTTAATTGAAACTGGTAAAGAGTTATATAAACAAAAAAGATCAGAACAAAAAGCTAAATCTAATGTTATTAGTATCTCACCTCAAATGAGATTAGAAAGAAAAATTAGAAATACCATAATGCAAGAATTACTTGAACTAGAAGACCAGTGGATAGAGGGTGAGGATGCCACTATTAATCTTTATGATAGATTCAAGTATCACGGCTTAACAAATACTGCAATAAGTCACGTTAAGCCTCAGGTTGAGGGGTGGCTTCTAGATTATGAAGATGCCTATTATAAAAGATGTGAACAGGCTGTTGAAGGCTACTCCCATGTGAAAAAGTCATCCCTCAAACACCGAATCGACGTATGTAAGTCTATGTTAGAAGACATGGAAAGAATTAAGTCAGCCTCTAAAGCTACTAGAACTATTAAGATTAGTAAACCTAAAGCGGCTGATAAACAAGTCTCTAAGATGCAATACAAAAAAGAAGATAACGACTTTAAGATCGTGTCAATACATCCAATACAAATTATTGGTAAGAGAAGACTATACACGTTCAACACAAAACACAGAGAGCTCAATATGTTTTATACTGACGATCCAAAAGGATTTCAAGTATCAGGTTCAACTTTAAAAAGGTTTGACAAAGAGCAATCTATAAAGATTAGGTTGAGAAAACCTAATGACATTCTACCTTTGGTACTGAACAAAACTCCTATTCAACTCCAAAAAGAGCTATCAGCTCTTAAAACGAAAGTTCAAGTACCAAATGGTAGAATCAATAACGATACAATATTATTAAGGGTTTTAGACAAATGAAGTTAGAAGATCAATTTTTAACTAAGTCTAAATTTACAAAGCTTATCGAAAAAACGGTAGCCGAACTTAAGATTCCGTACATGGATGCTATCATCAAGGTATGTGAAAATAACGAGATCGAAATGGATGATGTAAGAAAATTTGTATCACCTGTTATCAAAGATAAGCTTGAGGCAGAAGCAATGGAACTAAACTTGTTACCAAAGAAGAATTCTATTGATGAGTCTTTATTTAAATAATGTATATATAATTAATATACTTCAGTCAATATTTCAGCAATAAGGAGACAATACGATGTCATTTGAAACTTTAAAGCGCAATCGAGGCGCGAACATTTCCAAAATAGTACAAGCCGCTCAAGCCACTAATACTGGCGAAACAAAGTCATATGTTGATGAGCGTATTTGGAAGCCAACTGTCGATAAGGCAGGTAATGGTTATGCTGTACTTAGATTTCTCCCTGGTAAAGATGGAGAGATTCCTTTCGTAAGATACTGGGATCATGGGTTCAAAGGGCCTACTGGTTTATGGTATATCGAAAACTCATTAACTTCAATTGGTCAAACTGATCCAGTTGGAGAACTCAACTCTAAACTTTGGAACTCTGGTATCGAGTCTGATAAAGAAAAAGCTCGTACTCAAAAGAGAAGATTGCATTATGTAACTAACGTGTATGTCGTTAGTGATTCATCAGCACCGCAAAACGAAGGTAAGGTATTTCTATACAAGTTTGGTAAGAAGATCTTCGATAAGATATTCGATCAAATGAATCCTGAATTTGCAGATGAAACCCCTGTAGATCCATTTGATTTCTGGGAAGGTGCAGACTTTAAACTTAAGATAAGAAATGTAGAAGGTTATAGAAACTACGATAAGTCAGAGTTCTCTTCTCCTACTCCATTATTAGAAGGTTCTGAAGAAAAGCTCAAAGAAGTGTATGAAAACATGCACGATATAACTGAGTTTACTAATCCTAAGAACTATAAAACTTATGATGAACTTAAGACTAAGTTAATGAAAGTTCTTGGTGAAGAAGCAAACGCAGGTTCTTATGCAATGAGAGAAGAAGTAAGGATCAATGAACCAGTGGCTGCAGTAGAACCTGTAACTGCTGAAGAAGTATCTGATGAAGATCAAGATACTATGTCTTACTTCGCTAAATTAGCAAAAGAAGACTAAGTTCCTGCAGCGACTCTTCCACCAGAAAATTGGTCTTGCATATTAGTAGCAGTTCCGCCAGAAATAAAAGCGGAGCTGCTACTAGTTCTAACACTATTATCTTTTACTGAAGCATCTACAACTATAGGCTTTAAATTACCTCGATCGTTATATCCCATTTCACCAGCAACTTTAGTATTAATATCACCTAAGTTATTAACTAAATTTTTATAAGATCCCGGGGATAGTACATCTGATTGTTTCTTTAAATTAGTATTAGCCAAATTAACATCTAAAAATTCATTAGGACTAGGACCAAATTGTTTTTTGCCTTGCCCCATTGCAGCTTTTCTAAGATCTGATTCCATAAAAGCTCTAGCAGCTTTTGCCTCTTCAGGTCCTAACTTAGGACTTCCACCTAATAAAAAATCAGCTAAGAATTGGCCAGCTCGATCTCCTGATACGTATCCTAAGTAACCTAACGCACCAGCACCAATTAAAGATCCTCCTGGGATAGGTGAAGCTAATCCAACGGCGGCACCAAAAGAAGCAAACGAAGCGGCTCCAATAGATCTACCGAGTATTGGACCTAGTAATATCGCTTTTTGCTTGTCACTTAATGTTTTATTATTAATAATATCTAAGACTTGAGGTAATTCTAAAGCAAAAGTGATTGCTCCAAATCCAGCTCCTCTAGCAAAATTTAGTACTTTTTGAAATCTCTTGTAATTTTCTAAAGTTTTTCCGCTGGCTTTGTCTAAATTACTTGCGCCATAGTTACCTGTTAATCTTACTGGTCGTTTTACTTTTATGTTCTTCGCGTACTGCTTAGCTAGTTCGCTACCAGCGATCGCTGTACCTGCAACTGCAAGTCCAGCTTGTCCTACATCTTTATTGACAGGAGCTAAATTTTCATTTCTTTTCTCTTGGTATTTTCTTAATTCATCGGTTGACATTTTAGACGGGTCTGTGTCTATTAAGCCTTGTGCAACACCGCCTTCCATATCTAAGCCTTGTACTTCTCCGGTAGGTGACATGTAGGTTAGTCCAAGTAAAGCTAAGATGCCAGCTACTTTTTTTCCTATAGGACCAGATTTACTAAATGCTTTTAACAGTCCTGTTAGTGTTTTCTTTCCAGCGCCAAAAGTAGCTTTAGGACTGACGAGTAAAGCTAAACCTCCAAGAGTTGCTAGAGATCCTGCTATATCTTTAGCTACGTTATCACTTTGGCCTGTTAAAAGTCTATTTGCTGCATTAACACCATCACCTACTAACCCGCTCATGGTCTTAACTGCGTTTCCTAGAGTACCTTTAATATCAGCATCGCCAAATATGTCTTTGGCCATGTTCTCTAAGTTAGTTCCTAAGTCTTTAAACGCTTGTTTAGTTTTTGGATTAGATAGTAGAGCTCCAGTTATCGCTCCTATAAATCCGCCTTTTCTACCAAATATCGCACCACCTATTGCTGCTCCTGAAATAGTATTTGACAATGTAGTTCTTAATTGAGCAGAGGCCTGATCATTTCCAGTTACGAGTTTGTTAGCTATGGTGTCTGCCAGTCCAACTCCTAAAGCTGCTAAGAGCCCACGTTTTAATAACCTAGATCCTAACGCTTTTGCTAATCCTAAAGCTCCTCCAAGTGTTAATAAACTTCCTAGACCTTTGCCTAATCCAAGAGAAGGAAACTTAAACCCGCCACTTGTCTTTCCAGCAGAATCAGATTTTTGTTTACTAACTTCTACTCTTTGAGCTTTTCTTTCTCTTTCAGCTTCGAGATCGTCTCTTCTCTTTTCTTCGAGATATTTTAAGAAACCTTCAATACCTCTACTCGTAGTTTGAGTGTTCTCATCTACTGAAATTAAAGTTTGGTTTATATCAGCTAAAGTTACTGTCGCCATATCTTACCTCTGCGTCTCAGCCTGTATTTGTTGTTCTCTGAGATGATCGTTTAATAACATTAAATATACCTCTCTCTCCCACGGCATCATTTCTTCTAGTTCTGTTAATGAATAGTTAAAATTCTGCATCATTAAAAAATTCGTCTTGAAATAGTTCTCCAACGTTTCATGAGAGAGGTTTACTAAAAAAAATCTTGCAGCCCTCTCAGTGTTATCTTATTTAAGTGCTTACACTTTATACATTCAAAATCTATTTCATGCGATAAAGTTGGAAGACCTTCAACAAAATCTGTCAACTTTTCCAATTGCTTGTTAGTTAAAGAATTTACAAAAGTATCGATCTCTTCGTTTGACTCATGCGCTAAAAGAATATTTTCATCTTTTGTCTGTATCGCATGCATGCAGGATTTTATAGAATCCATTAGCATATTTGTAGCTGAAGCTTTTTCTCCGGAAAATATATTACTAGCTATCACGTCATTGTATGTAGGATATTTCATCTCTACACTTATATCATCATTAATCGGTATAATAGTTTCTTTAAGCTCTTTATTTTCCATTTGCACTTCTTGAAGATTAATCTTTACTTCGTTCTGTTCATTACACTCTGAACAAGCGTAAAGTACAGTTGATGTCTCTCCAACTGACTTTGAACGTAGTTGTGTAAATATATAATCTACATCAAAAGTTGCTAGCTTACTTATTTTAACGCCTGGGACACAAGATTCTATACTTACCAGCATTGTGTCTAGTATCTGTTTAGGATCTTGTGATTCAAAAGCGACTAGCATACTTTTTTGTTCTTTTACTAAAAAAGGTCTGTACTTAACAGTCTCTTTAGTAGAAGGAATAACCATTTCGTAAACTGGTCTATCATTTGATAATTTTGGCAAAGCCATTACATTCACTCCTTATAATATATCAATTCCACCTAATGGTGTATCAATGTCCATGTTAATGAACCCTTGTGTTCTTGACGATCTTCTCCAGTTAGTGTAAGCTAATGATACACTAAATTGAACTAAGCCGTCAAGATCGTTGCTTAGTTCTACCGCACTTGTTGCGATTGGAAACGCTTCTAATAAATCTACTGAGTAAACAGTTCCACCACCTATACCGGCACTGAATCTTATAGGTCCTACTTGTTTACTAAAACCTGCTAAAGGCTGCCTTAACTGGTGTATTGTTACTGTTCTAGCATATTCGTTTTTATAACCTGCCGTCATGTTTGCTTCATCTAAAACAACTGTTCTCCACGTATCAAAATATTCTTTAACGCCATAGTCATTCATAAGATAAAAGGTCATGTTAACGTCGTCAACTGCATAGCCATAAGCCATCTTTTGAAATTCCATACCAATTCTTCTTTCATTAGTAAGTATTTGTTTTGCTGGTAACGTTGCGTTAGAACACAAGATGTTTAGTTCTCTTACATTAGCTCCTTCTGTAAAAAACCCAAATAATCCACCGCCACCAAAAGATGGTAAAGTTACTAAAAATCTATTATTTCTTGCAAAACCTAACTTGGTGTTAGCTAAAGCTTTTAATTCATCTACACTACTAGCCATTTGCTATCTTCCTTGAATCTGAATATATTCTTCCTGCTGTAGATTTTTCCCACTGTGCCGTAGGTAGAAATGTTGCAATCTCCCATTCAGGAGCTGGTATTTCTGCAAACCTAGTCTTAACATGATTTAGTAAATAATGTTTGAAGCAGGGTTTAAAGTATCTTGTATTTCTAGAACCATTTAATAGTTTATAAGTTAAATTAAATTTTGTAGACTCATCATATTTTTTATTGTTAGTTATGTTTAGCAAAGCGTCTAAAAATTTAGCTCTTAATATCGGTGGTAAATAATGTAAATTAATTCCTCTAAATCCACCTTTAGCTGGCTCAACAGGTATTGTTAATGGAAATCTATCGTAATAAGGCAGTTTATCTTTATGTTTTGGATCATAAACGTACATAAACATCCCGCCATAACTGTGAGTAGCTCTCTTAGTTACTTCAGGTTCTCTCATTAATTGATCTCTATTAACTCTTGTTAATCTTTGAACTCTTCTTCTAAACCAGTCGCGTGACTCGCGCGTACGTGGATTTATACCTTTTCTAAAAGCTTCAAGTTCAAGTTTTTGAAATAGATTACTCATGATTCTATTTATAACTATTTTCTGCGTTTTTTGCGCCTAAATGGTTTAAGCTTTGGCAATGATTTGAGTTTACCTGGGACTGGTTTTTTCATGAGCTTCATCTCTTGTAAAGTCTTTTCAGTCCACACTTGAAACTCCCATCCTCTATCTTTTGCGTATTCGTTCGCTGCTTGCCACTTGTTCATGTTCTTGATGTATGTTAATCCTTCAGTGATATATCTCTTTGTTCTTCTTTCTCCTGTCGGAGGCATAGTTTCTTTTTCTGGCTTAATTTCAACTAGCACTGTCTTATTGTCATCATATGTTATTTTCATATCAACAAAGTATCTGTGGTATTTTTTATCAACTTCGTAAAAGTATGGAACAACAACTTCTTCGGAACTCCACTTCTTAACTTTTGGATTCTTATCGCACCATTGAAAAACTGCCTTCTCCCAAAGCGACCTATATACTATATTAGAAGAATCTCCGCTGTATTTGCTGTGATTTTTGATTGAATATCTACCTGAATATACCATGAGTTTTGTTATAAATAGAAAAATAAAACTTTAATAAAACTATGTATAAGGAAATGCTATGCCACCATTTAATTTTCCCGCTGTTCAGAGCGGAACACTAAAAAAAGGTCCTAGCGGAGAAAACTTATCTTTTGTTGATGATGCTCAAGGTTCGCTTTCTAGAAATTTTAAAACTGTAACATCAACAGGAACGTCAGAAAATAGAAGCGAAGAACTACCTGCAGGTCAAACGTTAAGATCTAGAGGGCAAACTTTTCAATTTCCTCAAAAAACAGGAGATCCAGCTTATCAAGCAAGAGTTTCTTTTAAAATGTACGCTTTAAAACCAAATCAACCTGGGGCAACAAGTAAAAGTCACGTTAAAACTCTAGAAGATAATTTGGCTCCTAAAGGAACTAATCAGTTTTTTTCTAATGATGCAAATTTATCTATAGGTCCTCAAACTATAAATTCATCATTAAAAACACTAGAAGGAGACGATGACGAAGCTTTAGAAGCACTAGAAAGACGGCTTGATACTGCAGCAGCAACTGCTTCTAGAAATAACATAGTAGCTGGTGGAGTAGATGGTGTAGCTCAAGCAAGTCTTTCTGCAGACTTTAAAAGTTTTGCCGGAGATAAGTTTAAAGCTTTAGGCGCAGCAGTAACTAATAACTTAACTAAAGCTGGTTTAAATACTTTACAAGGTGGTCTTTCTTTTCAACCTGTAACAGAAGCCCCTGTAGTAGACATGTACTTTCCTTTAACTTTACAGTTTGTAGACAATGCACAATATGATAATGCAGAACTTGGTTTTTTTGGAGCATCTGCAACTGCAGCAGCTGAAGCAGGAGCTGGAGTATTAGGATCTACAATAGGAGCTTTAGTAGACGGAACTACTAACGTATTTGATATTTTTAGAGGAAATGCTCAATTAGGAGAAGCAGCTTTAAGACTAAGTGCAGCTAGAGGTATTAACGCAATAGGATCTTTAGGCGCTACTGGTATCAGAAACGCTTTAACTTTACAAAATAGAGTGGTAGTAAATCCAAACGTAAGAGCTTTATTCAGAGGCGTAGCTTTAAGAGAATTTACTTTTCAATTTAAGATGATAGCAGAAAGCGCAACAGAAGCCGAAGTGATACGTCAAATAGTAAAACACTTTCGAAAAGAGATGTATCCAGACGCTTTTAGTGCTAATTTAGCTGATGGTGTCTCAGCTGACTTAGGTTTTAAGTTTCCTAATGTTTTTAAAATTACTTTTAAATATAGAGGTTCAGAAAATAAAAAGTTACCTCAGATTAAATATTGTTATCTAAGAAACGTAAGTCATACTATAAATCCTACGGGAGGAACTTTTAGAAGAGATGGCCAAGCAAATGAGATTGATCTTACTTTAAGCTTTGTTGAATATAAGACTTTAACTAGAAAAGATATTGATGAGGGATTCTAATGCAGTACTTTCAAGATTTTCAAAATTTATTATATACCTTTGGAGAAGAAGTAGATCCAGTAGTATTTCAAGATATTTCAAGATATTCAGATGTTGTTGATCAAATAAAAGATAATTTACTTTTTTATAATTTTCATACGATACAAGAAGGTTTTAGACCAGATCAAGTTTCTATACAATTATACGGTTCTCCTCTTTATTACTGGACATTCTACTTACTAAACGATGATATACGAGAACAAGGCTGGCCACTCACAAGACCTGAACTCGACGTCTATATAAAAAAATCATTTCCAAACACGGTGTTAGTTACTAGAGATAAGATATCAGATAAATTTAAAGTAGGACAAGTGGTAACAGGAACTATTTCTGGAGCTAGCGGTACTATTATCAGACGTAATTTAAACTTAGGACAAATTGTTATAAAAGGAGATGCTTCTTTTTCTGCTGCTGGAGAACTGTTGCAATCTACAAACTCCTCCGGAACAGTTGAAACGATTACTACTATATCTAGAATAAAAGAATATTTATCTGCTAGTCATTACATTAATGATAGTGGCTTAATAGTAGATCTTGGAATTGATAGTGCCACAGGAGGGTTATTAGCAGCAGGGGCGCAACAAACAGAAAAAACTTTAGAAGATGTTTATATCGCTAATAATGAAAACCTTAGACAAATTAAAGTAATAAAGCCTTCTGTTCTTGGCAGCGTAATATCTAGTTATAAAAAGGCTATAAGAGAATAATATGTCTGAATTCGTAGTTGAAAATCAATCAGAATATAATATACTGAAAGCAGAAATAACTAGCAATAGAGCTGAAATAGGTATTGACATTAAGAATGTAATAACTGATCTTACTATTTATGAACATATTGAAAAGCCTTATTTAACAGCAAAAATAGTATTTACAGATCAACACAATATAATACAAGATATTGATTTTCAAGGAGGAGAAAAAATATCACTTAAGCTAGTCCATTCTGAAGAAAAAGAAACTGGCTTTGAGATTTCAAAAGAATTTGTAATAGACAACATAGAAAACATAATTAAAGCTGATGAGCGAAGCGAAACAGTTATGATTAACTGTACAGAATATCATATGTTTGAGTCTACTGTTCTTAATGTAAATAAAGTTTATACTGGCTCAGCTTCCAGTATGATAAGAAAAATACTCAGAGACTTTTTAGATAAAAGTGTGGCAATTACTTCTGCTGATTCAGTGTCAGATATGAAAGTAATAGTACCAAACATGCATCCTATTGAAGCTTGCATGTGGCTTAAACAAAGGATGACTTCAGTTGACGGTATGCCTTATTATTTTTTCTCAGCTATGGGAGTCGATAATCTTATTCTTAAAGATCTTGGAACTATACTAGACGAAAAAACTCCTATAAACATAGAAAGACCATATATTTACGCTCCAAGTGTAAATTCTGACGAAGTCTCTATGCAAAAGTACTATGCTATTCAAAGCTTTAGTTATAGAGACGGAGAAAATTTAGTAAGATTAATAGAAAAAGGATTAGTAGGAGCTCAATATTCTTTTTATGATACACTTACTGGATTACCACAAGTTTCTCACTTTGATATAGAAGGAGATGTTCTTAGAGGTTTAACTGCAGATAAAAGATTAGGCGGGCAAAATACTAGACACGTGTATGGAAGTGACTATACTGTTAATGGAACAAAACTTACTCAGTACAATTCTAAAATAATTACTGAAATATCTGCATCTGGTGCTTACACTCAAGGAAATGTAAGAAACAATAGTTATAACAGTGAAACATTATCTAGCTCTTATAAGAAAAAAACTATAAGTAATGCATTAAGAGAATTCATGAGCAAAGCACCTCTAGAAATATCAGTAAAGAGTAGAGAGTTTTTAACTGGAGACGCTAACTATTCAGTAGGTAAACTAATTAGAATAATATTTTTAGATAATGCTCCAGAAAGAGATGAACAAAGAGCTGTCATAGATCATAAGTTATCCGGAGATTATCTTATATGTGCAGCTAAACATGACTTAAATAATTTTAGAGGAGTTACTCAATTGTTGTGTGGTAAGCTTGGATCTTTTGGCGGAGAATTTGAATTATGAGAGAGTTTTACGGAGATACTACTAGATGGTTTATTGGAGTTGTCGTTGACAATAACGACCCGTTAAGATTAGATCGTGTAAGAGTTAGAATACATGGTGTGCATGGTTCTGATACTTCTATGATAGATACACCAGATCTTCCATGGGCTCAAGTGGCTATACCTGTTACAGAAGGCGGAAGTTCTGGATTAGGAGCTAACTCGCAATTAAAAGTAAGAGCTCAAGTTTTTGGATTATTTTTAGATGGACAAAACTCTCAATTACCTTTGATCTTAGGTTCTATACCAAAGATTGAAACTAAAAAAAATGAAGTTAATGATGGAGTTAAAACTACCGAAGTTGAAGAGAACGCTCCTTCGACTATTCAAAGTGTGGCTATAACTCAAACTACCCTGGCTAACTTAGATAATGAATTGGAAGGTGTTACAAACATTGAAAAAATATTTAATTTTTTTATATCTGAAAAAGGAGGTCCATTTAGTGAAGAGCAAACTTCTGCTATGGTAGGACATTTTATTCATGAAGCTGGTAAGACTAAAGCTGGAGATATTAAAATAGATGCTTTGTCTGGAACAGATAAAATTACTTTAGCGGACGGCACAGTGGTTCAAGGATTTGGAATAGCGCAATGGAATCCTCAAGCTAAAGGTGGCTATGATAAATCTAGGCTTGCAGAACTAATAAACTTTTCTACACTAAGAAAGTTAGATTATAAATCTTTATATGCTCAAGTTAATTTTGTCAAACATGAACTAAATACTACAGAAAAATCAGCAAAAAGAAAATTGTTAGCTACTAAAACTGTGGAACAAGCTACAAAAGCTTTCGACTATTATGAAAGGCCTGAAGGATTTAAGTACAGTCCTTATCAACCATCAAAGAGCATAGATAAAAGATTAAAAAACGCTAGAGAAGTGTATGCTAAATTTACCACATAAGCATGGAGTAACTTAAGTATGTCTCAAACAACATTTGTAAACGGCAGTGGCCGTAGAGTAAATTTACCAAGTGATGCTGGACCAACTCCTGAAGTCACTAAAGTAGAAGTAAAAGAAAGAGAAAGCTCATTTGCGTTTACTACTCTTAGAAGAGGTAAATACACTGTTAATACTTCTTCTTCCCCAGCTGGTCCATTAACGGTTGTAGAACTTGATAGATTTTACGCAAAGGTAAAAGTTACTTATGTTAGAAGTTTTACTAGAGCAGAGGTAGAAGCTGCTATTGGAAAAGATGCTGCTGACGCTTTGGCAGCTCAGTCTTCTCAAATGGAAGCTCAATCTAAAGAACTTATAAAAGATCTACAATTTGATAAAATGAATTTAGAAGGAGTCAGCAATAAAAACTTTGCTGAATCTGGTGGTATGAAAGGAATAATGGACTTTGTAAAAAAGAATCATACAATAACTAAAAGACCTTTACTAGCAAAAGCTACTGAAAATTTAGGTGATGGTTCTGCTAAAGGTAGTTCTAATCAAATGGGCTCAATAGCATCAATAACTGGTAGTCCAAAAGCTTTTGGATTTTTAAAAAAGATAACCACGCAATTTAATTCTTCTGCTAATAAAAAAATAACTAAGAAAACATTTCCTAAATTTACAGAAAAACAATTAAATAAAATAAGTTCTTCTGTAGCACTAAATGCATCAAAAGCAGAAGTGTCGTTGCAGCCCGAAAACGAGCCTAAAACAAAAGCAAGTGCTGAACTAGTTAAAGTTTATAAAACAAAGCTTAAAGATAACTTAAACAATGCTGGTTCAAAATTAGATACAAGCTCTCCATTTGGTGGAATTGGAAGACCGGGTGCGAATATGTTTGCACAACTTATGTCTAAAGCAAGAGGAATAGTTGGAACCGGTTCAGGAGATATATTTGAAAAAGTAGAAGCCTCACAATTTAATCCTGAAAAATTTAAAAATTTTATTGATACTAATTTAGAAACTAATGTAAGAAGTAACGTAAGTGTTGGAGATACCATAAAAGCTAATCCTAGTAATATTCAAACCACAACATCAGCAGCTGATGGTTTTAAAGGATTTAATACTGCAAGTTCTTATGAATTTAAAAAAATAGCTTCTTTAGAAGAATTAATAGGAAAGTTTGAAAATTCTTCTAGAAGAAAATCAACCGGCTTAGATAAATTTGGTTGTATTATATTTGGATGGACAAAGCACTTAGTTGGTGCACCAAGTAAAGTTGATGCAGCAGAAATACATAGACTTACTAAAATATATGATAGAAATAATTTAATAAATACTTTAGGAAGTACTGAACAAGCTGACTCTAGAATATCCATAAAACCAAGAGAGTACGGAATACAAGCTCACTTTGTAATTCTTAGAAATGGAGATATTCAAGAGGGTAGACCATTAAACCTTACTAGAAATAAAGATTACTCTCAGTTTGCTTTATCTGGTGTAAAAGTTGTTTTTGTAGCAAGTGATACTTCACCGGTTACTACTAAACAAATGGATTCATTTAATATAATGATAAAGGCTTGGTTAACTATAACAAAAGGTTCTGGTCAAGTGTTTTCTGATTTTGAGATAGATCCTGAATATGATGGCCCTGGATTTGATGCTAAAGAAGTAGTAAAGAGTATACATGACGTAGAATTTTTAATATCTAGTCCATCAGATCTAGAAGAAATACCTGATCCTAAACAATTAGCTATGACTAAACCAAACAAGATAGCTCAAGCTACTAAAGGAGGTAGCTTTCCAAAAGATCTTAATAACTTAGATAAAGAAATAGCGAGGAGAATAGAATCAGAAGCATTTCAAAAAGATACAGAAAATGCTAAAAACGTCTTTCAAAATGAAACAGGTAATGCTATTTCAGGTATGAATGATAAGATTGATGAACTTAGTGCGGCTGGAAAATTGCCAGAGGGAATCGGTAAAGCTTTAAAAGATTCAAAAATATCAAACCTAGAAGGCTTAGTAAAAGGATCTGGTGGAAAGATAGATAGCATTGTAAACTCTTTGCAAAGTGCTCCAAATAAAACATTAGCTCAAAAAGAAAGTATAGCAAAAGATTTATTTAGTAAGTTTAAGTAGGATAAGAGATGGGAAAAGAATTACAAAATCAAAATACGTACGTAGATGACGCAGAATATATTTCTGCTAAAAAAGCCACTGATGGAAGAAGTGACCCTAATGAAATATTTCCAAAACCAGAATATGTTGGAACTACCTCTGTAAATAATGTAGCAACTGGAGCTAAAGAAAAGCACGTATATCTAGGTGGTTCTACTGAAAACATGGATTTTGAATTAAAAACAGAAGCTCCTTCTCAATATCCACTAAATCAAGTAAAAGAAACTACTTCTGGTCATATAGTAGAATACGACGATACAGAAGGTCGCCAAAGGATAATGATAAGACATCGAACTGGATCTGGTGTAGAGATGCGAGCTGATGGAACTGTAATATTAAGTTCAACTCAAAATTCTATAAGAGTTACTGCTGCAGATGAAAAAGTTATAGTTGAAGGCGATGGAGAAATAGTTTACAATGGCAACTTAAAGATGAAGGTTGCGGGCGATTTTGATTTAGAAGTCGGCGGTAACTTTACAACTAGCGTTGCTGGTGATATTGATGAAGTAGTAAAAGGAAGTAAAGTTTCGGATATTGCAGAAAATAAAGAAGTAGCTATTCAAGGAAATAACGCCGAAACAGTGCTTGGAACTAAAACAGAAACAGTATTGGGAAACGTTTTTTTAACTCATAAAGGTAATCTTGATCATGATATAATGGGTAATTCAGAAATCGCTGTAGGAAAAGAAGCTATTCTTACTGCTGAAAATGGAATAGTAATATCTTCTCTCGACATAAACATGGCAGCTTCATCGTTAACAGTTATTGGAGACAGCGGAACAGTAGGAGGACAAGAAATAGTTACATATGCAAAGGCAGCTCATATTCCTAGAGTTAACTCTACTTCAGTGCATGCTACGACATTTCACGGTGACTTAACAGGAGTAGCAGAAAAAGCAAATGAGGCAAACAAAGCTGGAACTGCAGCCCTAGGGCCTCCCGGCACTGGCGGTACTCCAACAGTAACCACTGCCACTGATAAAAACACAGCGCAACCTACAGCAACTATAATGTTGGATTATTTAAATCAAACTAATTTAGGAATAAGAAGAGTAGACGTGGATCCATTTGAAGACTTTAAAAATTCAGTAAATAGAGAAGAAAATTATGGAGGAGTATCAGCAGTAGATTTAAGCACATCTTTAGCTCGATCTAAACTTAGAGATCCAAATAATTTAAAAAATCAGACTTTTACTGGAGCTTTGGTAACTGAAGGAATCATATCTCCTAATTTTGCAATACCAGTTCTCCCTAAATTTGGAAGAATAGTAGGACCAGAAAAAACACCAAGACGAGGCTCAGAATCAATTGGAAGTCAAGATGGTAGAACAAAAATATTTAGAGCATAGTTATGACATTAACATTTAAAACGGACGTAGTTCCAAATCCAAAATTTAATCCAGTATTTCAAGACGAAATATCTGCCAGAACTAGATTAGCGCCTGGGATTACTATGGCAAAGTTTCTAGGAAGTAAAGGTGATCCAGTAACTATGAGTCATTTAGTTACTGACGCAGAAAAAAAGACATTAGCAAAACAATATTATCTTCATGCAGAAGCTATGAAAACTATTAATGATTCAAAAGGAATAAAAGAATTTGAAGACTACAGACTTGAAGTATTAGAAGGGCTTTACATTCCAAATCCAAATGAAAAAGTTGATGTGAGTACCGGAATAAACCATTTATTACAAAACGGTCAAGCAGTAGTTTATGTTTTGAGAGATACTACTGGAAGAATAGCTTTAGATAAGACGTTTGATCTTGCAGTGTATTGGAAAGATAATTTAGATTTTGAAAAAATGATATTAGATTATGATAACTATAATCCAGATGAATCTCTACATGCTTGTATTATACTCATAATGCCACAAATAGTAGCACCATGGAGTGTAACTTACAATAATGAACTAGAAACAAGATTTAATAATAACGTTCAAACTACAAATGAGTTAATAGAAGTATTAGATCCAAATGAAAATTTTGAAATACTAGATATTTGATATAAATAGACAAAAGGATTTTAAATGCCAACAAGAGCTTTTTCAATAGAAGATGGAAACATCGGAAACACTAGCATTTTAACTGCTAAAAATAACGTATATGTCGATTTAGATTTGACTTTTGCTAAAAAAGGTTCTGGAGACATTTTTAAGAAACAACACGGTGCTGCGGTAAAGCAAGCAATAAGAAACTTATTATTAACTAATTTCTCTGAAAAACCTTTTTTACCAACATTTGGCGGAGATTTAAACTCAATGCTATTTAGATTAAGCACAGACATAGACGATGACAGCTTAGAAGATGATATAATAAAAGCCATTGAAACTTATGAACCAAGAGCTAAAGTGCTAGGAGTATCAACTTTAATAAGTCCAGATAATCATGAAGTAAAAGCAACTGTGACGTTTCAAGTAATAAACACATTAGAAGAATCATTTGTAGAAATATCATTAACGAGGTTAAGATAATGGCAACAACAATTAAATCAACTCAACTAGATTTTGATACTATTAAAAACAAGTTGAAAGATAAACTTAAAGAACAGACAGAATTTACTGATTATAACTTTGAAGCTTCTGGACTTAATAATCTATTAGACGTATTAGCTTATAATTCTCATTTTAATGGTCTTACAGCAAACTTTGCTCTAAACGAAAGTTTTCTTAACACTGCTCAACTTCGAAGCTCAGTTGTTGCTCATGCTGAAACTCTTGGTTATGTTCCAAATTCATATTCATCTTCTCAAGCAAAGTTAAACTTGTCTATACTAGTTCCTGTAGAGCCTAGACCTACAAGTGTTACTTTAGAAAGAGGAGCAACTTTTACGAGTAGTGTGGATGACGTAAGTTATACTTTTCAAACCCGTGAAAACTTCGTAGCAAGTGACGACGGAACTGGTTCTTATCAATTTAAAACATCTACTGGAGATACTGCCATACCAGTCTTTGAAGGGATAGAAAGAGAAAAAACTTTTATAGTAGGAGAAAAAACAGATTCTCAAATTTATGTCATACCTGATGTTACCATGGACATATCCACTATTAGAGTCAGAGTCTTTGATACTACAACTGGAACAACTTTTGCGACTTATACTAACATCAAAGACGCTGTAAGAGTAACAGACGATTCTACTTACTATCAAATAAAAGAAGTTCCTAATGGTTATTATGAGTTAATATTTGGAGATGGCATATCAAGTGGAAAAGCTCCTGTATCAGGAAATAAAATACTAGTTGATTATCTTTCAACTAAAGGAACAGCTGCAAATGGTGCTACAACTTTTACTACAAATGTAGCACTGAGTGTAGGCGGAAATTCATATCCATTAAGCGCTACTACGAGTTCTTCTTCGGCCGGAGGAGCATTTAAAGAGTCTATAGAATCAATAAGAAGAAACGCTCCAATTGCCTTTAGTTCTCAAAGAAGATTAGTAACTGCAGAAGACTATAGAGCTCAAATTTTAGCTAATTATGGTTCATATCTAGATGATGTTATAGCATGGGGTGGTCATGATAACGTACCACAAGTTTATGGAAGAGTATACGCAGGATTAAAATTTAAAAATAACATAGACACTTCAACTCAAACACAAGTCAAAGATGATATCGTAAATGAACTATCAGAAAATTTAGGTATTATGTCTATAGATCTTGTTTTTGCAGACGCTATAACTACAAAACTTGAACTTTCTACTTTTTTTAATTTAGATCCAGACTTAACGAGTTCAACTTCTCAATCTATAGAAAATCAAGTAAAAAGCACTATTAATTCTTTCTTTAATACTAACTTAAAAAAGTTTAACAAGGTTTTTAGAAGATCTTCTTTATTAACCACAATAGATGCTTTGGATGTTGCTATATTAAATTCAAGAATGGATGTGAAGATGCAAAGAGAACAAGCAATAGATGTTGGCCAATCTTTAACTTATACTATAAACTTTCCAGCAGCTATAGCACAACCAGATGATGTCAATAGAATATTAACTACTTCATTATTTACTTTTAATGGAAAAACATGTTCAATAAGAAATGTTTTAAATTCTAACAAATTACAAATAGTCGATAATGAAGGAACAACACAAATTGATAACATAGGAAGCTATGATGCTTCAGTTGGCACAGTTTCTCTTGTTGGGTTTAATCCTACAGCTTTACAAGGACAAACTCTTCAAGTAAGTGTCGTACCAGCAAATCAAAGTACTATAAGGCCTTTACGTAATTTTATATTAGATATAGATAATGTAAAGTCAATACCAATAGCACAGTTAGACTTTCAGAACACTTTAGTAACGTTGTAACATGGCAATAAATTTTCATCATAATAGAAGACCAAAGAACTTTTTAAACAGGAAAGTTACTGAGGCTCTACCAGAACATTTTACTGGTGATTATTCTAAGTTTATTACTTTCTTAGAAAAATATTATCAACAGTTAGATTCTGATGCAGATACTTCTTTTGGTAATGAGATTCGCCAATTATTTGCTTTAAGAGACGCAGGTGAAACTACAAGAATAGATAACTTAATATCACAAATTGGAAGTGGTATACCTAATGGAGATAACTTTACAGATCCTAGGTATGCAGCCAGAAGATTAGCAGAGTTACAAAGAAACAAAGGTACAAAATTTGCTATAGAAGAATTTTTTAGATTGTTCTTTCAAGACCGTATAACAGTCGAATACGGAAAAGACAAGTTGTTTATAGTAGGAGCAGGAGATTCAAATGTTCCAGCTTCGCTGATAGGACCAGAATCTTTGAAAGTTATACAGAATGGAAAGCTTTTTCAAGTGTTTTCTATTCTTATAAAAACAGCTTTATCTAGTAATACTTGGGAACAACTTTACAAAAAATTTATTCATCCAGCTGGATTTTATTTTCAAGGAGAAGTTACTACTGATACTGAGGCTTCAATAGCTCCAATTGCTCAAGGTTTTATTAATGATTTTGATTCTGGTGTCGTGCCATTAATATCACAGGCCTCTATGATAGCAGTTGCGCCATTTACACAGCTTACTGCTCTAATAGACTCAGATCAAAATGGAAGTAACGATTTTAGAGTAGGATTAGATCAGTTAGTAAGTGTATATCAAACTTTAACACCTACACAAATTGATACATTCTACTCGAGTATAAGTGAACTAATTGGACCAAATTCATTTAAGTTTGATGACGAAAGCGATGGCTCAGCAAGACCAGACTTCTCGCTATCAACTGAGACAATGGATAATGAAATATTCGGAAATTATTTAATTGATTCAACTTTCTAGTATAAATAGAACTATTATTTAGGATAAAAAATGACAAGACAAAATATTAATACAGGAGCAGCAGCTAACGACGGTACAGGAGATACCTTACGATCTGCTGGTACTAAAATTAATTCAAATTTTATTGAACTATATAACTTCCTAGGAGCTGAAGGAGATAGTAGTACTTTAGCTTCAAGAGTTAAGTTTCAGGACAGTGCTATAGTGTTCGAAGGTTTAACACCAGATGCCAATGAAACACGTTTATTCGCAACAGATCCAACTAAAGATAATACTATAACATTACCAGATTCTACTGGAACGGTTGTTTTAGGAGTTGCGGCGCAAACATTAACAAATAAGACTATAGACTTAAGTAAAAATACTATTACAGGCACAACTGCTTTGTTTAATACTGCTCTATCAGATGGTAACTTCACTACGATAGCTGGTACAGAAACTCTAACTAATAAAACTTTAACATCACCTTCATTAAATAATCCTAAAATTGCTTCTGGAGCATCTTTAAACGATAATAATGATAATGAATTAATTAAATTTATTCAAACCGGTTCCGCAGTAAATGAACTTACAATAGCAAATGGAGCTGGCTCGAATGGACCAGCATTATCTGCAACAGGAGGCGGAGCAAATTTAAATCTATCTTTAACTTCAAAGGGAACTGGTTCGGTTACATTAAGCAAAGCAGCTTTTAGTTCTTCGACTATAGCGTCAAACGGTGCAGCAAGTACGAGTGCTACATTGATCATAGGTAATAAAAATTCTGGTGGCACTTTGGCACTTAGTTTAGCTGATGGAACTACTGTAGGTGAATACAAAATTTTTACAAACAAAGGATCAGAGAACTTGGAAGTTACACCAGATAATTTTGCGCACGGCACTAAATTTACATTAGCGCAATTTGAAGGATGCACTTGTATATGGGATGGATCAAACTGGTTTTTAGTAGGAAACCAAAGCCAAGTAACGGTAGCATAAGGAATAGAATATGACAGCAATAATTACAGATGTTTTTAAGAAAGATATGCTTCAAAAAGTATTTGACGCGGCAGTGGCTGACAGCGATAAAATGTACATAGGCATAGGTAAGTCAGAACAATGGGATTCAAGTGAAACTGTTCCTAATCCGACAGATTCACCTAGAACTATAAGACAACTTAGATCTGGATTACAATCAGTCAAAAAAGCAGGTGATGTTTCTTTCGTAATTCCAAGACACAACTGGAGTTCAGGTAATACATACAGCGCTTTCGATGACGCTTTTACCACTATACCTGCTGATACTTATTACGTTTTAACTGATGAGAACCAAGTTTATATATGTTTGCAACAAAGTCAAAAAAATAACGGCGATCCAAATGCATCTACAGTTAAGCCAACCGGAACTAGTACCAAACCATTTAAAACTGCAGACGGATATATTTGGAAATTTTTATATTCACTGAGCGCGGCAAGATCAAGTAAATTCTTATCATCTAACTTTGTTCCAATTCAAAAGATTGACTCTGCAAATGATACTTTTGAAACTCAACAAAAAACTGTGCAAGATGCTGCTTCACCTGGGCAAATTTTAGGAATTGAAGTAATAAACAATGGAAGTAATTATACAAACGCAACTGTTACTATAAATGGTGATGGCACCGGAGCAACTGCTACGGCCACAATCAGTGGAACAACTATATCAAAGATAGAGCTAGATTCAAGCACAGACAGCGCTATAAAAATGGGCCATGGTTATAATTTTGCTAGCGTTTCAATAACAGGAGATGGTACAGGTGCACAGGCCAGAGCAATAATAGGTCCTGATAGTGGCTTAGGTGCTGATCCTAGAAATGAACTTAAATCAACTTCACTTATGTTTCAGGTTAAACCAGATGGAACTGAGAGTACAACTCAAAAAGTAAGTGGATCAACTACTAGTGGTTCTTCTTTTATAATTGATCAAGACTTTAGGCAGGTTGCTCTTATAAAAAATCCAACAGACTCTGCTGGTGTTCTTTATACTGGAACGAGTGGTAAAACTTTAAGATATTTAGAGTTTGCAACTACTTCTCAAGCTTCTTCTTTTCCTAAAGATGCTATTATCACTTCAGCTTCATCAGCTCAAGCAGTTGTAGATGATATAGACAGCTCTAGAGTTTGGTTTCACCAAAACGATTCAACTGGATTTAAACCATTTGTTGAAGGCGAAACTGTTACTGGTGGTGGTGGAAGCGGAACTTTAGTAGCAGGAGGAGTAGATCCAGACACCGACGCATGGGAACACGGAGATGTTGAAAAATTGTCCGGACAAGTTTTATATATAGAAAATAGAGCACCAGTTGTAAGATCTGCAAATCAGACTGAAGACATTAAAGTTGTAATAACATTATAAGGTATAAAGATGGCGACAACACTAACTAGTAATACTTTCACCTCTACGTATAAAGATGATTTTCGTGATAGTGATCACTATCATAAAATATTATTTAACACAGGTGTAGCACTTCAAGCAAGAGAATTAACTCAAATACAAACCATACTCCAAAAGCAAATATCAAGGTTTGGAGATAATATATTTAAAGAAGGTGCAGTGGTAAGACCTGGGGGAGCTAATTTACAATCAAAATATGAATTTATAAAATTAGATAACACTACCGACGTTACCAATAATGCCACTTGGATAGGTGCAACTTTCCAAGGTGATACCTCTACCATAAAAGTTAAAGTGTTACAATATATTGCTGCTGAAAATGGAGATCCTGGGACAGTGTATGTTCAGTATCTCAACACTGGAACTGCACCTGCGACAACAACGGTGCGAGTAACAGAAGGTGAAACTTTAAATAGTATAGCACCTCTTGCTGGTGAAGCTTTAAAAGTTCAAACTGGTAATGATCCAGTAGGAGTTGGTATCTTAGGTACTCTTAAGTCTGGAGTATATTATGCTAGAGGTAATTTTGTATTTACAGAAGATCAATCAAAAGTTATATCAAAATATTCAGATACTCTTGAAGATACTTTAGGATTTAGAGTTGTAGAAGACGTAGTTACTGTTTCAGATGACACAGGATTATTTGACAATCAAGGAGCTGTTCCAAATACTTCTGCACCCGGTGCTGACAGATATAGAATAAAATTAACTATTGCGCTTGAAAGTGAAATTACTGGAACTGAAAGTTTTGTGCCAGTCGCAAAGATAGTTGATGGCGTAATTTTTAATACTAATAATACCGTAAGTGCTTACAATATTCCAAATGAATTAATAGCAAAAAGAATATCAGAAAATTCAGGTGACTATATAGTAAAACCATACACTGCAAATTTTCAACTTGATTCAGAAAACACCCACTTGTTACTAAAAGTAAGCGATGGTATAGCAGTTGTAGAAGGATTTAGAGCTGCAAGAAATTTTCCAACTTCGATAAGAATTGCAAAGCCTACTGGAACTAAAAAAATAGTAAATGACGTAGTTCCTGTAGATTTTGGAAACTTTGTTGTTGTCAATCCGTTAACTGATAGCAGTGGAAACACACCAAACATAGCTACTTTAGAAAAACTTAATTTGCAAGATAGTGCGGTATATTCGGCTGGAAGTACTATTGGTACTGCAAGAGTAAAAGCTGTTACAGAGGACGGAGCTAAGTATAGATTTCATCTTTTTGATGTAAAAATGAATAGTGGTCAAGCATTTAGAGATGTTAAGAGTATTGGTACAAGTTCAACTAATTACTTTAAACCAGAGCTAGAAGGTACACCACCAAAAGCCGTGATAAAAGACGTAATGAATAATACCTCAATATTTCCTTTGTCAATACGAAGGCCGGCTAATATAGAAAATGCAAATTATGTTGCTCAAAGAAGATTTCAAATTACAGCAGTAGGTGGAACTGCTTCATTACCGAACTTGTCGGGTAACCCAGGAGAAACTTACACTAATACTGGAGACTGGGTAGTGTCAGCTTCAGACAGCGACATTATAACTACTGGATTAACTATTTCTGGAAATGGAACAGTCTCTTCTCAAATTTCTGGATTACCATCTTCTACTATGACAGTTGAAGTATTAGCCTATGTAAACAAAGGACAAGCTTCTGCTAAAACTAAAAACTTAACTACTAGAACTATATCTGTGGCTGGAGGCCAATCACAAATTAAATTAGGAAAAGCTGATATTTTTGATATAGTATCTCACGTTAAAGCTTCTGATAGCAGCGTCAGTTTTTCTAATAGATATTTTTTAGATAATGGCCAGAGAGACAATCACTATGACATAGGAGCTTTAAATCTTAAAACAGGACAGTCAGCTCCTGCAGATAGTTCTACCATAACGTACAGATATTTTGAACATACTACTGGAGGAGACTTCTTCGCTGCACAATCTTACGCTAGTCCAATAACTTACGCTACTATACCAAGTTACAGAAAAAGTAATGGCAGAGTCATTAGACTGTACAATGCTTTAGACTTTAGATCGATAAAAGACGGAGCTGATAGTGAATTTTCAAACACAGGTGCTGGCGCTCGTGTACTTGAACTTCCACAACCCGGCCAAGCTGTATCAGCTGATATCACTTATCACTTAGCTGATTCTGGCAAACTTGTCGTTAACAAGCAAGGAATTATATCATTTATAAGAGGTGGTTCATCATTTAATCCACCTTATCCTCCTAGACCGGATGAAACACTAGGGCTATATGACATACGTTTAAATCCAAATACTTTAAATGATTCAGACGTGTCTATAAGAAAGATCGATCATAGAAGATTTACAATGAAAGATATTGGAACTCTTGAAAATAGACTTAGTAAACTAGAAGAGTTTGCTTCACTTAGTGCTTTAGAGATAGACACCAGACACTTTCAAGTATTAGACTCAGCAGGCACAGATAGAACAAAATCTGGATTTGTAGTAGATAATTTTGTAGATCATACCAGATCTGCTACAAACTTTGCAGACTATAGAGCCGCAGTAGACCCAATTGAGAAAGTACTAAGACCTGCTTTTAAAGATCAAAACGTAAAACTTGTTTTTGACTCTGATGCATCTCTAGCGCTAGGAACCGTTAGAAGAGGCGACAACGTGTACTTGAATTATACCGAATCTACTTATATAAATCAAAATTTAGCTAGTAAAGCCATTCAGATTAATCCATTCAATGTTGTCATATATGACGGCGTTATTACTTTATCTCCAGCTTCAGATGAGTGGAGAGATGTTGATAGATTACCTGATAAAATAATTCAAGGCGGAAGTAGACTTGCAAACCAGAACGCTTTTAATTGGGGTAACTGGGCGTGGAACTGGGCTGGCGTACCTTTAGAAAATCTTAATATAGGATCTCAAGTAAACAGGTTTGGAAATCAAGTAAACAGAGTTGTTAGTGAAGAAACTGTATTAGAAACTATTGAAGATAGAACTATCCAATCAGTTTTATTAAATGATTGTAGAGCACGTAAAGTTTACTTTAGATGCGAAGGACTTAGACCAAACACCAGAGTATTTACTTTCTTCGATGGAGTAAATATATCAGACTTTACAAAAACAGTGCCCGGCCCTGGTGGATTTGAATTTTACGGATCAAATGAAGAAGATTTTGGTAATTCGCTAAGAGATATAACTTCTCATCCAGACACTCCTACTGCCACGATGTTAACAGATGCAAATGGTACTATATCTGGAAACTTCATTATACCTAATAATTCTAATTTAAAATTTGAGGTTGGAACTAAAGAATTTAAAATAATGGACATTAGTGTCAATAACGAGAAAAATGCAGCTTGTATAGCTCGAGCTCCGTTTACGGCTAAAGGCTGGCTAGACACGAAAGAAGCAGAGGTAAGGTCAACAAGAGTTCTTAACGTTCAAGGTTTTACTATAACATACAATAACTCTTCTGGTGGAGACGGCGGCGGAGGCGGCGATGATCCGCCACAGTTTACTACTCCGATCGATGGCAATAACATGTATTCTAACGACGCGCAATCAACTGACTTATCTGGTAGTATTGATACATCAATAGACGATGTTGGGTCAGAAGAAGATCCTGATGTAGGTCCTGCAGGTGATACACTTTGCTTACTTGAAGATATGAAAGTGATGCTAAATGGTAGAATATCTGAAGTCACTAATGTTAAAATTGGTGATGTAGTTTCATACGGCACCGTCATAGACGTTATACATAAGCATATGAGAAATGGATATTATATAATTAATGATGAACTTAAAATTACAAACGATCACCCAGTGTTAGTAAATGGAAGTTGGAAGAAAGCAGAAGATGTTGTAGTCGGTGAGTACATAAATAATGTAAAAGTAGAATCAACAAGATATGTAGAAAAAGTAGTTCCAACAGTCTTTATAGCAACAAACACTGAAAGTTACGATGTATATTGTGGAGATAATATTTACACAGTGCACGGTGACTACAGACAAGTATTACAAAAAGCGAGTTAAGAATGGCATTAAATTCATTAGGATATCAGATAAATAAACAACCGATTGCTCAATCGTTTTATGTTGATCAGACAACTGGAATATATTGTACTAAAGTCGATTTATTTTTCTCTTCAGTAGATGAGTCTTTACCGGTTCAAATACAGTTAAGGCCAATGCAAAACGGGTTACCATCTTCTTCTCAAATAATACCTGGGACGATAAAGTTAAGAACCGGTTTGACTAACTCGAGCAATACTTCAGCAGATGCTAGTGTCGCTACTTCTTTTGAGTTCGATGAACCAGTGTTTTTAAAAGGAAGGCAAGACTACGCATTAGTAGTGACTGCTGATTCTAAAGATTACAGAATATACATATCGGAAACAGAAGAGTTTGTCATAGGTTCTACAGAAAAAAGAATTAATAAGCAACCCTCTTTAGGAAGTTTATTTTTTACGCAAAATGGAGTAACCTTTACGCCAGCTCAAAGTTTAGATTTAGCTTTTAGAATATATCAAGCAAAGTTTAATACAACTTCTGGTACGGCAGTATTACACAATGCTCCACTTCCTACAAGATTACTTAGAGGAGATCCATTAACAGTAACTAAAAATAAAGCTAAAGTTACGGTAAGAGAGACTGGAAGTGGCTTGTTACCCGGTGATACTGTTAAGATAACTGGTGCCACATCATTAGGTGGAATAGATGCAGCAACTCTTAATAAAGCAACCGGATATACAGTTGATTCTGTTGATTGGTCTGGTTTTACTTTTACTGCCGATTCTTCCGCAGACTCGGATGCGATAGGCGGAGGAGGCCTCGTTAAAGCTACTACTAATATGCCTTTTAGTGTTGTACATCCAAATATAATAAATTTAACGCCAGATAGAACAACGTTGTCTGGATCTATAAAAGTTACTAATAGTACTTCGTTTGCTGGAAATGAAACGGCTTACACCGGAAAAGCTACTGCAGCATTTCAGCACGTAAAATTTAATGAAGATAATATAGGAGAGTTTTA